GACCTCAAGGGTTTGTTAGGTAAGTTCTGCATGGTAAACATCACTCACAGCGAAGATGGCAAGTACGCTAACATTTCAGGCATTAGTCCAGTTCCTAGTGCTTTGCGTAATGTGCAGCCTGAAGGCGTTAATCCTACTTTGCATTTTTGGTTAAATGAATTTGATCAAGCCAAGTACGATGCCTTACCAAAATATTACAAAGAAAAGATTGCAGAATCATCGGAATGGCGTGGCAACAAAGCTAAAGAAGCAGAATCTGCTTACAGCAAGCCTGTAGTCAATGATTTGCCTGATGATATACCTTTTAATTAGAATGGGTCTATAATGGTTGTATGTTCAGGCAAGGAGATACAACATGATTCATTCTAAACAATGTTTTAAATGCCAAACCGTCAGACCATTAACGGAATTTTATAAACATCCAGCAATGGCTGACGGCCATGTAAACAAATGCAAAGAATGTAATAAAAATGATGTTTTAGAGCATCGTTTAAAAAACATTGATCGTATTCGTGAATATGACAGAGTTAGAGGTAAAAACGCTGAACGAATGAAATCTGCTGCTGAAATTTCAAAGGCTTGGCGAAAAGAAGATAGTCGCAGAGGTATTTGTCATAACGCAGTAAGACGGGCAATTCAAGCTGGAACATTAATAAGGTTAGCTTGTGAAAGATGTGGAAATGAAAAATCTTATGCCCATCACGATGATTACGACAAACCGTTGGATGTTATGTTTTTATGCCAACCTTGTCATAAACAACGACACAAGGAATTAAATTTATTATTAAAAAGGGGGAAAGTGCTACCGACACAAGTACCCCACCTAAAAAAATGATGACTATTTTATTTACTTTATTAAGTGGTATTGCAATTCTAATTTTTGCTGTCTTGTCTATTTTGTTTGCTTTATGGTGGACACAGAATGACTAAGATAGCCATTAAAACCGCTTGGGTTGCGTTATTTATTGTTTTAGTGGTGTTGGCTTATGGTCATGGCTACAAAAGCGGTAGAAACGCTCAATTAGATTTTGAAGATGTATTAAAGATAGCTAAATCGCAATTTACTTGCAGAATGGAAAGAAAATGATTGTTAAAGAAAAGGTACAAGAAAATGGACATTGGTACACTAAAGACGGCAGTCCAGCCTATACAACCGTTGGTAAAACTGGCGAAAGACCGACCACACTCAGGGATGCAAGAAAACTTGGACTTCTGCCAAGCGTTACAACAATCAATGGAATGTTATCAAAAGCAGGGCTTGACACATGGAAACAGCAACAAGTCCTCTTAGCAGCCTTGACCTTGCCTAGATTAGAAGGTGAATCTGAACAGGAATGGTTGGCCCGTGTGATGCAAGATTCTAAGGCTACTGGTCGTGAGGCAGCAGAGCGTGGCACAGCTATTCATGCAGTCATTGAAAGCTACTTTGAACAGGTTTATATGCCTGAAAAGCCAGCTTACTTGGATAATATTGATAAAGCCCTTAGAGATGCGTTTGGAGAGCAACTGTGGCTCGCAGAGAAGTCTTTTGGGCATCCGCTAGGGTTTGGTGGTAAATGCGACCTGATGGCTTCTAGTGGCTTTGTGGTGGACTTTAAGACCAAGGAAACTGATCTAGATAAAGTAGATGTTTACTTTGAGCATGAGATGCAACTAGCAGCTTACCGTGAAGGTTTGGGTATGCCTACAGCTAGAAGTGCCATCGTGTTTGTTAACGGCAAGACCAATCAGGTAAAACTAATAGAAGTTTCCCAAGAAAAGCTACAAAGTGGGTGGGAGTGCTTTGAGCATTTACTACGGGTTTATCAAATTAAAAACGGAATATAATGGGGTATGGGTGGCAGGTAAACAAAATTTACACTCCTTCACGGGACTGTCACCCACCTTATAAGGGCGTTAAGCCACCAAAGTAGGATGCAGTAAGTTAGGGTTTTTGTGGCTTTCCACCTAACAGCTAGTAACTGCCAAATACTGCCCTGTTGTTTTTACGCAACACATTAGGGTTTTCCTTAGAAAATAAATGTAAATAGTTGTTGACATTGTTAAGCTACCTTAATAAACTAGCATCACTCAATATCGAGTGAGATAGAAAAGGAAAGCAAAATGCAAGTTCAAGAAATCTACAAACAAGAAGCAAGATACAACCCTAGAATCCGTGCCACAGTTGGTGGTGCTTGGATGGCCGTTTTATCAAACGGTGATGAGTTCCCAGTTTGCCGTGACTATGAAGCTAAAAACGAAGCTGAAGTTCGTGCAATTCTTAACTCAAACAAATAAGGGGCTAATTATGGAAATCTACGAATACGATTACGATGGCATTAAATTAGACATTCACTACCATACAGAAGATGGTGATGAAAGCGTGGGTATGTTTGGTATGCAAGTTTATGTAGAAGGCATATATCACAAAGGTGAGGACATTACCGACCTTATTGGCAAGTCTACTTACGAATTTCTTGAATCTGAACTTAGTGAGGCTTTAAATGGTTGATATTCTAAAAGGCGTATTCCTAGGCATCTGTTTTTTTGTCATTCCACTAACTGTGTGGGTTATTCGTACAGGTGGCCTATGAGAGAGATAATTCAAGGATTACTTGTAGCGATAGTCATATACATCTTGTTCTTTGGTGCTATTCACCTTACTAAATGAGAATTGATTTATCCAAACATGAGCTTTTCCTATGCGAGTATTTTGGTACTATGCGTAGGAAAAATGCCATGCAATTTAACCATGACCGTCAGGTAAGCAAGCAAGATCCTTATGAAATGGATATTGATGGGTTTAAGGGTGAATACATTGTGGCCAAGTTTTTAAACCTGATGCCTGATTTCACCATCAATCAAAAAAAGAACCCAGCAGACCTAAAGACTTCAGGTGGCAAGACTATTGATGTCAAATCTACCCGTAATAAAGAGGGTGATATATATGTTACAGAGTATCACCGTAAAAGCCCTTGTGATTTTTACATCCTAGTCGTTTTAGACGATGATGGTGGCGATATTATTGGTTGGGTTGATAAGTATGAGTTATTTGAGTTTGCAACGCTTCAAAGCGGTTCTCACCCATCCTACAAGTATAACCAAAAACGCCTAAACAACATCAAGCAATTTTAAGCGTACTGGCGTGTTCCAGCCCGATCAATAATCAGGGCTTGTTTGCGTGGATTATCACCAGCAACGCTTGGAATACTGATGTGTGTCCAACGGTCAAACTCACGAATAATCTGATCAAAGCCAATACCTGATGCAATAATGGCTTTTACAACTTCATCAGGTGTCATGCTTGGTACACGAATATCAGCCGCACAGCCAATACGGTGTTGACTTGTATCTTTAGAACCTACGGCATCATTGACTTCTTTACAGCGAAACGCTGAGTTAATCATTATTGGCTTGCCACCTAATACAGTCTTTACTTCCTCTAAAAATACAGCTAAACGGACAAGATTGGCCATTTCTGAAGGGTTTGGAGTGTTATCAATATTTAAACGATCTGCCGTTTCACTTGCAGTCAATTCAGCTAGGGAGAAATGTTCACTTAGTTGCATTTTTCTTATCCATTATCTTTTCAAGGGTTCTTCCACCAAAATAGGCCGATACGATAAGCATAATCATCTGCCCTAGCAATTCTACATAAGCCTGTGTGACTTCAATTCCAAAAGCTGAAGCTGTGGCAAAGATAAAATAGGCTACCAAAAGGGCTATAAGGGTCATAGGGCGTACATTCTTAGATAGCCATGAATCACTACCTAAGTCAGCTTTCCAACGCTCTGACACATTGTTTTGCTCGTTCATGTCAGCGTTTAACTCTGCTAATCTGCCTTCTTGTTGCATTTTTAGCAATTCAGATTGGGCCTTGGCTTTGGCTTCAGGATCAGGGATAAACTTATCCAATACCTTCATTCCAACATCTAATAGGGCTGCAATAGGTAACATATTATTTCCTCATTAACATTGAACTACCGATTAATAACATTGCTTCAGGGCTTTCAGGGGCTGTTTTCCACCCGACTGTAATTTGACCTATAAACTTGTTAGTGTCAGGGGGTACAGATACACGGCAAGTGTAATTAATACCCACGGATTTGTACCATAGACCTATTTCTGACTGTGCTTTGTTGTATTCGCCACAGGGTATCTCATTAGCCATTAGTTTAATAATGTCGTTGTTGTTGTTTATATTGGCTGTAAAAAGACCTACATCGTAACCGTCAAACTCTTTGTATCGTTTATCAGGTAGGTATGCTCTTTCAACAATACGAGTGCCAAGCAAGGGATTAACTGAAAAGATAACAACCATGTCAGCGTTTGTACCCTTAAATATGACCTTGGCAGCATCGTCATACCGAGCAGAATTCATAGATGGTAGCTGTTTAGACTTGGTGTAAGCATCAAACATCAAGCCTTGATTCTGCCAAACAAAGTAACCAGTAAAGGTTAGTACTGCCATAACAACAATTGCAAACAGTCTAAACGGACTGCTTACATAAGCTAATATTTGTGGCAGTAAATCTTTCAAGCTAGTTATTTTGATGTGAAGTAATGAGCTATAAAGCCAACAACGCTTGAAAAAGCGGAAACAATCATCAT